TTTTTGTAGATGGGTCTTTAAGAACAGAAACTTTAAAAATTGGAAATAGGACAGTTGGGACTACATTTCTTTTTGGCTATGAAGTATTATATTTAATATAATTAAAAAAAACAATTTAAACAAAGAACAAACATGGGTTACATTTGGGATGTAGAGCCAAAGTCATTTACAGACGAGGTAGGAGAAACAAGAACAATAGTCGGCATAATGTGCAGTGCAGTTTCAGCAGTGGAATACAGCAGAAACGAATTTAAAGTAAGGGATTTATGGATTGCGTTCGTGCAAGATTCAGGCTCGCTGTATAACGCAAGATATTTTTCAAGTAATGACTTGGTGCAAAAATTGGTAGCAGGAGGAGAAACAGAAGAGGAGGCAACTTTAAATGTTAAGTCTATTTTAAAAGGGCTTGATTACGGAACACTTGACGAAATAGAATTAAATGCTGAAATATTGGCTTCAATGTATGGCTACGTTTTAGTAAAATCAAATTAAAATGCTACTTTTGTAGAAACTAAAATTTAATTTATGACAAACAGAGAAGCAAAAGAAAAGTGTATCATTGCAAGCTTATTAAGTTATTCTAATCAAGTCGGATTACTAACGGCATTGCAGTTAAGAAAAAACCAAAGTCAGATAGCTGAAAAGATTATTGCTGATGAAAATGAGATAAAGAAAATTTCGCAGGAAAAGGAAAGCAAAGATGAAGAAGAGGCATTGGAAGTTTTTTTAAACAAAGAGTTTGAAGGGAATTTCTTTTATGTGAATATAAACGAAATTGGCAATATCAAAGGAGAGGTTATAAGCCTACAAAACGGAGGACAAGTAGATGCTAAATGGGCAGCGGAAAATTTAATAGGTAGTATTATAATTGTACCGGAATAATGTTAAGCACTCAACAAATTATATCAATCTTTGGCAAAGCAGGTGATGACAGAAACTTAATCACTGTAACTATGCCATATTCAAGGCGTATTGCTTGGGATTTAAAGGCATTTACCAATAAGATGCAATGTCACAAATTAGTCGCTCCGGTGTTTCAAAAGATTCACACCGAGATATTGGAGCATTACGGCATTGAGGAAATTAAAAGGCTGGAGATTGATATATTTGGTGGGTGTTATAATTTTAGGAAAATGCGAGGTGGTTCGGATTGGTCAAGGCATAGCTGGGGCATTGCAGAAGATTTAAACCCGATTAAGAACGGGTTGAAAATTAAGGCAGATAAAGCACAATTTGCCAAAAAAGAATATAGAACTATGATGGACATATATTATGCAAATGGGTTCATTAATCAAGGGCTTGAAAAAGGTTTTGATTTTATGCACTTCGAATTTAAAGAGTTTAAATAAATGGTAACAAAAGAGCAGGTATTTGGCAAGTTGGTAGACGCGTTTATTACGTTGAGCGTACCAGCCACAACCTTTGCATTTTTAGCTGAATATAATATTGCTCATGCTATTGTCGGGGCAGGCGGTCAAGCTATTGCCATTGGCTCAAGAAAAGTAAGCGAATTTAGGAAGAAAGGCAAAAGCAAAGAAGAACCAGTTTGGTACTGGGTTGCATCAATTACGTTGGGTGCAATTTTAGCTTACATCAGCACACCGTTTATTTCATCGCGGTTTAATCTTCCAGAGTTATTGGTTGGTTTAGGTATGGGATCCATTGCACAATTTACTTGGGATATAATATTAGCATTTAAAGATAGTGTAATTAAAACCATAGGCAATGGAGAAAATAATGAATAAGCTAATTAGCGAAGATACTTACTTGGTGTTTGTTTCGATTCTGTTGATAGTTTTGTCGTTGGGTGGTATGATTTACTACCAAAACAAATATAAGAGGTCAGAGGGCATAATTAAGGCAGTAATACAAGAATCAGTTAAAGAAGGGGTTAATAAAGATTCTTTAAAGAAAGCGGTTTATAATTGCGATAAAAGTAAATAATGGAATCAAAGGTTTGGGAGTATGCATCGATTATCTTGTTTGGAAGCATAGCACTGGCAGATTTAAAAGATATTGATTTATGGTTATTGATATTGAGTAGGATTGCAGCAACAGTTTTTTTTGTGGTTCGCACAATTTGTTACATCAAAAAAATTAAAAAGACATGATTTGGAAGTATTTAAAAATGACTAAAGTAATTACCTATATTGTAATAGGTATATTCATCATTATTAGTTTTTTTAGTTTTTGGAATTATATCACAGTCAACAACAGGAAGTACAAGAAATTGTTAATTGAAAGAGACACTTTAGTTGTTCACAAAGCAAAATTAAATAAATGGGCTAATGATACGCAAAGGATTCTTCATGAGACGATGCAGGCAAAGAAGACCAATGATTCATTATTCCAGATATTAGTACAGGATCAAAGCAAAGATATAAAGGCAAAAGCCAAAGCGATAGAAAAATATAAGAATGGTTTGATTTGTAAAGTTCCGCAAAAAATCAAGGTCGGATTTATGAAACATAGGACGGTATTGGTGGAGGTGAATTGCGATAGTTTAGAAAAGACATTACGTTAATCATTTTTTAAATTTTATTATTCATTTTAAAGATAGGGCTAATTTAGTCCTATTTTTTTTTGTTAATAAAAATAAATCAAATTATTTTTTGTACTTTTGTCAAATGAAAAAGTATAAGATAAATGACGATGTACGATTAATAGTTAATCAGTACATGGAATTGATTAAAAAAGGGGTTTCAATGAAACGTTTGGCTGATGATACAGGCATAAGTTATCATTACTTCTACAAGATGCTGGTGGAGCATTCGATGCCAGTGTTTAAAACTCAAAAAATGAAAGACAAGGCAAATGTATTTTTGGCTCGGGAAGATGTAAAGGAAATTTTAAAAATGAATAATAAATTATTAAACAAATGACAAACATAATTGAATTAACAGAATGTGTAATTGACTTTGAAAACTTTGAAAGTTCGGATTTTGAAAACGGGATTAATATAAAAGTGTATTCAGACACACGTGATTTAGTTCTTTACTATGAAATGAATGAAGAAATGGATGCAACTATTTTTGGGTTGTGGATAGAATTTGGTAAAGAAAAAGAAAAAACAATAATGCTTGATGCACCAATTAATGATTTAGAGTTATTTGCGAAATCAATTTTAGCTCATATTGACATAGTTCGAGAAAATTATGGTGAACAAATAAAAATCCAGAATCATTTGGGGTCTTTAATATAAGTACAAGAATTATGAAAGAAAAAGAATTGGTATTAGCTCCATACTCTGGAAGTAATGGTATAATGATTTATTGTAAGAATTGTGGTTGTGAATTTGAGGAAACATCTGATGGTTATTATCAGCCAATAAAATATGAAAGTGATAAATACAATCGAAAATGTAGAAAATGTTTAAGACAATTATAAAATAAAATTTATAAAATTATGATTATAGAAAAAAATTTAGATATTGGTGAACATGAATTACCATTAAATGATATAATTTATTATATATTAATTGGAATGAAGGAAGGAAGGTATAATATTCATTATTGTAATTTGCGTATTATAGAACAAATTGAGTACTGTAAGAAAAGAAATGAAATATTTGAAAGACGGGAAAGAGAAACCACATATCAAGCGAGAGTGGAGTGGAATAGATTAAGGGATTAACACTATTTTAAAAAAGTTACCATATTCGTTAACTGATGTAATTGAAGACTTTGAACGTGAAATATTATGAGAGTAGTAAGCCTTTTTAACGGAATGAATACTGGACGCCAAGCATTAGAAAATGTAGGAATAAAAGTAGAAAAGTATTATTCAAGCGAAATTAAGCCTTATGCTATTGAATTAACTCAATATCATTTCCCTGATACTATTCAAGTTGGCGATGTAACCAAATGGAGAGAATGGGATATTGATTGGAAAAGTATTGATTTAATATTGAGTGGATCACCTTGTCAGGACTTGTCAGCTGCAGGTAAACGTGCAGGTATAAACGGCAAAAAGTCAAGTTTGTTTTTTACGTTTGTTGACATATTGAACCATACAAAATCATTAAACCCAAAGGTTTTATTTCTTCAAGAAAATGTGGGTAGTGCTTCAAAATTAGATGTTGGAATTATGTCAAGAGCATTAGGAGTTTATCCGGTAAGGATTAACTCAAGTTTAGTGACAGCTCAATTACGAGACAGATATTATTGGAGCAACATAAGGACAAAAGAAGATGGGATGTTTGGTGATATTGTTACCGACATTCCACAACCTAAAGACAAAGGAATAATGTTTAAGGATATTATTACAGATGGTTATGTTGATACCAATAAGCATAATGCTTTATTACAATCCATTAGTAGATCATGCACAAGTCAAGAATCTATGAAAAAAAGAATTTTGTCAGTGCCGGGAATGATTAACTTAATTTATGAAATGCAAGATGAATTAAGATGTAAAACAAATACTTCTAAAGGCTATGATGTAGTTACAGAAAATGATTGTTTGGATTTAAGTTTTCCAACTTCAACAACTCGAAGAGGTAGAGTAACAAAAGGTAAATCACCTTGTTTGATGGAAAGTTCAAATAAACTTTATTCTTACAAAGATGGAATAGTTAGAACTGTAAATAAGGTCGAAATGTGCAGGCTTCAGGGGTTTCCTGATGACTATTGCGATATCCTTTCAACTGCAAAAGCAGGAAGTCTTTTAGGCGATGGTTGGACGCTACCAATAATAGAACATATTTTTAAATTTATAAAATGAAAGACAGATTTGAAGAAGCCAAAAGGCTTATGTATTTAGCCCTCTTAAGCCAGTCGCTGATAGACGAAATTGATGATGGTATAGGATTGTTTAAGATGAAGACAAAACAGCGAGCAAAAGCATTATTAGAAGACCTTATGATTTTAATGAATAAAGACCTTGGGAGTGAAGGAGCAGTTGACCAGCTTGTGAATCTTACGGTATGGCATAAACAAATGTATAATATCTTGATTGCAACAGGCGAATTGTCCAGATTGGAACAGCAATGTTTTGAGCAAGATTGGAATGCGTTGATAACTAAATATAAGTTGAAAGCATGATCCAAACGCAACACATTGAAAAAAAAAGTATCTCTATATACTGCTTTAGCGGAAAAAATGAAAAAAATAAAAATTACAAAAAATCGGGTTTCAATGTGTTGCAAGTGTTGCGGAGCTTATAACTTATTATAAATTAGGTAGTTATAGACAACACTTTATTTTTTTAAAGTGTTTTAGAAGTGTATCACGCAACAGGTTTGATTTTTTTTTAAGTAATTCTATTTTTTATTTTACCTAAAAAGGTATATTTTTATTTTTTAAAACTAAAATTTAACAATGATTACTATTTTTAAAACACTTTACGGCAGTAAGGATGTACCTTACCATGTAACCATGGAAAAGGTAATAGACCGAATAAAAAACGGTTCCTCCGCTGCAACAATTCAAGCCATAGCAGATGCAGAAGATAAAGAGACAAAGCAAAAGTTAAAACTTACTTTACCTTGTATCCTTTTTGCAGGCAATTTTTCAGAAAGAAACTCGAACTCCTTAATTAAGCATTCAGGGCTTTGTGTTCTTGACTTTGATGGAATACCATTGGATGAGATTAAATCATTTAAAGAAGTATTAAAACAAAATGAGCATATTACTTTAATCTTTAAAAGTCCCAGAGGTAATGGCTTAAAAGCCGTTATTAAAATTCCTGAAGCAAATAAGGAAAGCCACAAAAAGTATTTTAAAGGTTTTGAAAATAAATTCAATTACGATTACTTCGATTCGGCTTGCTCAAACATTGATAGGGTATGTTTTGAATCTTATGATCCGGACTTGTATTACAATCCAAATGCCAAAGTATTTGAATGTAACATTGAAAACGATGAAGGCTATCAAATGACAGAGAAAGTTCCTTTACTCCCGATTGATAGTGAAGAAGAAATAGTAAATCGTTTGATGAAATGGTGGGATGCAAAATATGGTTTTGTTGCTGGCGAAAGAAATAAAAATATTTACGTTTTAGCTTGTGCTTTTTGTGAATATGGAGTAAGCCAAGATTATGCTATTGGATATATTAACAACAATATTGTTATTGGAGACTTTCCAGAGAAAGAGGCTATAACTGCAATTCGGTCCGCATACAAAAAGATGACATTTGGAACAAAGTACTTTGAAAATGAGCAGAAGATTAATAAAATCAAAAGTTCGTTTAAAGACTTAAAGAAAAATGAAATTATAAACAAGTTTGGCATTGACGATTCTACCTACACCGAAATTAAAGAGGAAGTTGATCATGACTTCTTTTGGTATTATACCGAAGAGAAAAAACCAAAATTAAAAATAGATTCTTTGCTGTTTAAGAATTTTTTAGAAAGGCATGGGTACAAAAAATTTTTCCCGCATGAATCAAATAATCCTACATTGGTTTATATTGAATCAAACAAGGTCGAGGAGACTTCATCAGACAAGATTAAGGACTTTGTATTAGAATATCTATTAAGCAAGCGAGAGAACGAAGTATGGAACTATTGCAGCACTTCCTCTAAGTTATTTTCGGATGATTACCTGACTATGTTAAGCACCATTGAATTAATGATGCTCAAAGATGAAAAAGACAAATCTTACATAGCATTTAGAAATGGCATATTAGAAGTAACAGGAGACAAAATAGAACTAAAAGATTACATTGATATTGATGGATATATCTGGAGAAACCAAATAATTAATAGAGAGTTTAAAAGGACATTGAATTATGAGAATGATTACAAAAGCTTTATTGGGAATATTTGTAAGGATAGGGCAATAGAATCTGTAATCGGGTATCTACTTAGCACCTATAAGGATAACACCAATAATAAAGCTATAATATTAAACGATGAAGTAATAAGCGAAAATCCTGAGGGTGGCACTGGCAAAGGGTTATTTATTCAGGGCATTAAACAGATCCGAAAGGTTGCCATATTGGATGGTAAAACTTTTGATGACAAGAAGTCTTTTCCATACCAAACAGTTCAGCAAGACACTCAAATCCTTGTTTTTGATGACGTAGTTAAGAATTTTAACTTTGAATCTAAATTTAGTCTTGTTACTGAAGGCATGACATTGGAACGAAAGAACAAGGATGCAATCAAGTTAACAGTTAAGGAAAGCCCGAAAATGGTAATCAGCACCAACTATGCAATAAAAGGAGAGGGAAACAGCCACGACAGAAGAAGATTTGAGATAGAATTTGCCCAGCATTACGGAAAGAAAAACACACCTTTTGATGAGTTTAAGAGGCAAATCTTTGACGACTGGACAGTTAATGATTTTACGCATTTCGATAATTACATGGTCTTTTGCTTGCAATCTTATTTAAGAGATGGATTAATGCAACAGGATGCTAAGAACATTAAACTAAGGAAGTTTATAGCAGAGACTTCGATGGAGTTTTACGAATGGATCAATGACAGCGAAAACTTTAGAAGTAATACACGAAACAATAAGGGCAAAGCTTATGAAGCATTTGTGAATGAATATATTGACTACAAAAAACTATCAAGGAAAAGATTTCATATTTGGGTCGAAAAGTATTCAAATTACAAAGGATTTATATTTTCAGAAGGAAATACACAGGGCGAAAGGTGGTTTATGGTTACAGACGTTAATACATTGGAAGATGCACCATTTTAAATTAAGAGATTACCAGCAGGAAATAGCCAATAAGGCTTTAAGTATATTGAAAGCCAAAAAGATTGTTTACCTTAACATGGAGGTTAGAACAGGTAAAACTTGTACTTCATTAGAGGTGGCTAAAAACTACGGGGCTAAAAAGGTTTTATTCTTAACAAAGAAAAAAGCCATCGGATCAATAGAAAGCGATTACAAAAGCTTTGGGCATAGTTTTGAAATTCAAATTATTAATAATGAATCATTACATAAAGTAACTGACAAAGATTTTGATTTGGTAATTTCAGACGAACACCACAGGAATGGAGCTTATCCTAAAATGAATATTGCTACAAAATTTATTAAAGAAAGGTTTTCACATTTGCCAATGATTTTCCTTTCCGGTACGATTTGCCCAGAATCATATTCGCAGATTTATCACCAATTTTCAGTTTCTAATTATAGTCCTTTTAATGATTATACGAACTTTTATAAATGGGCTAAGGACTTTGTAAATATTAAAAAGAAATATGTATCTTACGGTGAATTAAACGATTACAGCGATGCAAATATAGATTTGATACAAAAGTACATCAATCCTTATATTATAAGTTTTACGCAAAAGCAGGCTGGCTTTACAACAGAGGTAAAAGAAAATATTTTAACAGTTCAGATGAAACCACAAACTTATGAGATAATTAAGAAGCTAAAGAAAGATTTAATAGTAGAAGGGAAAGACGAAGTAATATTGGCGGATACAGGTGTAAAGTTTATGAGTAAAGTTCACCAGCTTTATTCTGGAACTGTAAAGTTCGAAAGTGGAAACTCAATGATTATTGATGATTCAAAAGCAGAGTTTATAAAAGAAAGGTTTTCTGGAGTTAAAATAGGCATATTTTACAAGTTCAAAGAAGAGTACAACCTTTTAAAAAAAGTATTTGGCGAGAACTTATGTAACACAGTCGAAGAGTTTGATAGCACAGATAAGAATATCGCTTTGCAAATTGTTTCAGGTCGAGAAGGCATAAGTTTGAAAAACGCCAAATATTTGATATATTTCAATATTGATTTCTCAGCAACATCATATTGGCAAAGCAGAGATAGGCTTAGCACGATGGAAAGGCTTAAAAACGATGTATTTTGGATTTTTGCTGAGGGTGGTATAGAGTTCTATATTTACAAGGCTGTAATGAACAAAAAGGATTTTACACTTCAATTTTTTAAACAATATGTTAGAAAGCAAGATACAAGCTAAGATAATAAAGCGGTTTACTGATGCAGGTTATATGGTAATTAAATTAATCAAAACATCAAAAAACGGAATCCCAGACTTAATGGCTTTAAAAGATGGTAAGGTTTTATTTGTGGAGGTTAAAAGACCATTGTTGGGCAAATTGTCAAAGGTTCAGGAATACAGGATAAAGGAATTGAAAGAATATGGATTTGAAACATTAATATTAACAGAATGAATTACAATAAAGAAAAACAAGAGATAGAAACTTTGGAGAATCACAAAGCATTCTACAAAACAATCAAGCAAATATGCGAAATGGATTTTGTTCTTTCCGGATCCAAGCCAATGAATCACATTTGTAGCCTGCAGGACAAAATAGGGGTTTTCATTAAAACAGAAAAAGGTTTAAAGTTAGCAAACAAAGACCAGCGATTAAGAGATGCGGAATTTGCTGACAAATGGTTAGAAAAAGTAAGTTTAGATTTAATAGATTCAGGAATATCATGGTAGAAGAAAAACAAGCAAACAAAGTTAATCAATTTGCAACAAAAGGAAATAGGAATTTCCCAAAGGAAGATTTTACAAGAAATCATAAGAAATCAAAAGTAAAGTCAATAGCAGATCCAAGATTAGAAAAAATCAACATTTTGCTATCACACCAACGCAGAGGGTGTTTAAACAAAACAATAGAATTGCACCAGCTGGATATAATGAAAGCAAGGTGGGAAAGAGATGGTTATACCTTAACAGTAATAAACTAATGCTAATAAAAGATATTCAAGACGTGGAGGTTAGAAAGCTGGCATTAATAAGGCAGCAAGCTTATAAAGGCAAATCAAACATAGAACAACCATTATTAACTGCATTCCTTTTTAGTTCAACTCCAGAGGGTGGTTCTTTTTGGAGGAAAGTAAAGAATAAAAAAAAATAATCGTATTTATTTTTTTAATCAAATTTTTGTTTTAATTTTGGGCATGGATAAAGCAACACGAAATAATTTAATTCAATTTGGAATTGGGTTAATTATAACGCTTACTTTAATCGGTGCGTTAACAGGTATTATTTTAAAATTTTTAAACAATTAAAACAAATGAAAAAAGAACTTAATTTAATTATGGAAATATTAGATAATTCCATAAGTTTTCAACTTCATCATATTTCATACAGGATTGATGGAGGTTACTTAGAAGTCTATTCTAAGGATTCAAGACATTTTAGTGCTACTAAGTTAATAGGCACTATAGAAGGTATTGATCATGTTGGCTGTTATATGGAGTACAATGAAAAGTTGGACAAGGTAGTATTAGTAATATTTTAAACAAAAATAAAATGGGAGCATTAGGTAGCATTTATATTAAAGAAGAGATATTAGAAACTCTTTTAAAAACAATCAGAGCAAAAAAAGAGAAAGGATTATCTATTACTTTCTCTATTGACGACAAGACCAACCAATACGGTCAAAATGTTTCAGCTTATGCAACTCAAACAAAAGAGCAAAGAGACGCTAAGGCAAAGAAGTACTACGTTGGTAACGGTTCATTAGTTTGGACAGACGGCACTATTAAGGTAGCAGAGAAAGTTGACAAGAACCAACAACAATCTGCACCTGCTGTTGTGGCAGAAGATTCAGATTTGCCCTTTTAGAATGGCAAAATAATTTATTTTCCTTTTTGGATATTCTAACTTTATTTGTATATTTGTGTATAAAATAAAAAAACATGAATTATACAAGTAAAGTTTGTTTTAAGTGTCTAAAAGACAAAAAAATAGAAGAATATTATGTTCATAAACAAATGGCTGATGGGCACTTAAATAAGTGCAAAGAATGCACAAAAGCGGATAGCCTTAAAAGAGAGAAAGACTTGAGCAATAATCCAGAATGGGTTGAAAAAGAAAAAAAAAGAGGTAGGGAGAAGTATTATAGACTGCAATACAGGGAAACTCATAAGCCTAGTAAAGAACAAAGAAAAATAAGTACTAATAAATATTTATTAAAATATCCAGAAAAGGCAAGAGCAAAAAGTAAGACTACTAACTTAAAACCTGTTATTGTTGGAAACCATTTACACCATTGGAATTATTGTGAAGGTTTTGAAAAAGACGTTATTGAGTTATCACCTTTTTACCATTACGGTCTTCATAGATATATTGTATACGACCAAGAAAGAATGATGTATAGAACTTCAGATACTAATGAACTGCTCGATACTAAAGAAAAACATATTGAGTATTTTAATTTAATTAAAAATAAAATTTAAAAATCAATCACTTATGAGCATATATAAAAAATTGCACGAAATCCAAAAAAAAATAAATGGATTGAGCAAAGATAAAGACACCAAAAGTCAATATAATCCAAACGGATATAAATACGTGACTGGTGACAAGGTTCTAACACAAATAAAGCCCTTGATGAATACATTGGGGCTTCTTTTAAAGCAAGAGGTATTGTCTATTGAAAACACTAGGCAAGACTATAATGTAAAAAGTGGTCAAAAGTCTGAAATAAACTCAAAAGTAATGATGAGATTTACTTGGGTGGACATTGAGACTGGGGAAAAAGACGAAAACCTTTTTGGAGCAAATGGTCAAAACGACTGGGATAAGGGTGTAGGTTCTGCTTTAACTTACGGTGAGAGGTATTTTCTTTTAAAGTATTTTCATATTGCTACCGATGAGGATGATGTCGATAATCCTGACAGAAAAACAAAAGAACCTATTACAAAGCCAACTATAACAGATGATAGGTTTGAAAAGGCTTTGATTGCAATATCGGAAGGCAAAGCCAAGAAAAGTGATTTAGAAGCATTTGAGTTAACACCAGAACAAAAAGCAAGACTATGAGAAACCCATTAGCAATATACAATGATTTTAGCCCGCTTTACGAGATCAGTAAGGCGGAGCTTAAAAGTCTTGCCAAAGAACAGGCAGACTACATTTTAGAATCTGGATCAAGCGAGAAGGCATTTGCCTTTCTTAAAAAAATATCAGAATTGATTGATAAAGTAGTTGATGGAATCAAAGATAATGCAATAGAAGAAGTAAGGAAAGGAAACAATCATGCTCATGGCGTAAAAATGACCGTAGCAGGGAAAACTACCTACGACTACTCGAACGATGCTGTATGGTCAGATTTGAAGGTAAAAATCAAAGAGCGTGAAGACTTCCTTAGGTCAATAAAGTTTTTCATTGATGTAGTTGACGAAAACACTGGCGAAGTTACAAGAGTAATGCAAGCAGGAAAGAAGGTCACAGATTACATTAAATCTGAATTTTAATGTTAGAATTAATTATCTTAATCATAGTAGCTGACTTAGTAATAAGTTGGCTGCTATCAGACAAAAAAAATAAATGAAAAAATATTTTGAAGACCCAGCAGAAAACACGAACCCATGGTTTCTGTTATCGTTTTTTTTATTCTCAATCATTTGCATACTTTTAAAGGCATTAATTTAAAACATCAAGTCCGAGAGACCATTTTTGCAAACGGTTAATTTCGGGCATGATACAATTTCAGTCGTATTTTCGGCTGCGATTGCAAAGGTCGGAGACGACAGTAAAGTTCTTTTAACCGCAAACCAAATGCGAAACAATCAGAGGGGGAAATCCGAATAGTTATAGGGCGAAAGTACGCTGATAGCTAATACCAAGTTAGCGAGGTTTCAAAGTTGGGTGTAACTTTCACGACACTTGGAAATTGTCTTTGCGGTTAAAAATTTGGTCAGGTGGCGGAAAAGTATAGACGCTAAAAAACTGCAATGAGGTATGTCCAATCCTCACATTAAACAAAAAGGGTATCAACGCAGGAGTGCGGAAGATTTGCAGGTTCACAATCCTGCCTTGACCGCAAAGCTGACAACCCAGTGATTGATGTGTGAGGCTAGCACATAAGTTGTTTTGGTCAAGTGGCGGAATTGTTTGGCGTTGGGATAAAAACTGAGGCCTGAGACATTGGTAGACGCACACAGTATTAATAAACAAAGAAGTGATTTATATAGGCGTAAATATAAAGAAACAGTTATATAAATACAGGTTCAAATCCTGTCTTGACCGCAACACGTATTTTCAGGTTTATTAGCTAAGATTGGGGCAGGTTCTGCTTGCTCCAACTTTTTTAAATGATTTAAACAAAAAACAAAAATGGACAATATCAAATTAACATCAGTAGTTCCACAGGAACAAAACACTATCTCTTTTGTGCAAGATAATGCTGGAAGAGAAATTTTAAAACTTTGTGAAAATGGAGATATTTTCGTAAAAGGTAAACTTGCAGAAAATGACAAAGAAGTTGTTGATGCTTTAAGAGAATTTCTCAAAGGACAAGGTTTCCTAAAATAGCATATAACGCCCGATGGCTTTGTGTCCGTTTGGGAATTTGAAATACAAAACTTTAAAATTATTACAAATGCAAAATAAAGAACAAAAAGACGAATTAAGCACATCAGCCCAAATGGCACAAAACCATTTGTTGTGCGATGTTAATGATGAAGATGATTTTGAAGATGAAGAAAGCACTCCACCCGACTATTATGTGTGTATGTGTTGTGGCAACGTTCAAAGTCATTCATATAGTTGCAATAAGTGTGCTGGACCAATGTCTGAGTGCTGGTATTAATATCGCACAACGGTAAAATATTGGCGAAGGCAGGGAATTGAAGTACTACTGCTGAATTTCGCATTAAAGTTAAATAAATGTACTTCTATTGGTTTTAGCACATCAGCCCTGCTTTTGCCAATATAATGTTGGGCGTAGTTTTTATTATGAACACATTTGAATATGCAATAAATTTCTGTTCTAATTTCCCAGACCAAAATACACCTAAAAATGGTGGTGAATATTACTTTGAAAGTTCAAATAATATGTCATTTGCAACGGAAGTTCAAAGCGACTTATTTAAACCTCTTGATTATGGTGCAATATTTTATTTTACAAAATTTCAGAAGGTTTTGATTGATGGTGTTTATGAAAATAAATATGGTCAATTTGCCGGATATTGGTATAAAAACGGCACATATCGTACTCGCAGAATAGAAGAAGTAAAAAAACTAAATGACACACAAGTCTTGTCTATTGGGTTGTTGCCTTAAAATTACGCCCAACAAGCATATTTACGCATAAAAAATGAAAACAACAATGAAACCAAGCCAATACCAAAAAGACCTAATAGCCAAAATCTCCAGCGAGATAGCAGGCTGGGCAAGCACTAATGACATTGATAGTTCAAGCCATTGGAATCTGATATGCGAGTTCTGTGAAAGCCTTGAGCTACAAGAAAATGACGAGAAATGGTTAATCTACTCATTGGAAGAAATCATAGACTTAATTAAACGAACAAGATGAAACAAGAATTTAAAACTTGCACGGATTGCAACATAAGTTATAACATAGACAACTTTCCTTCGGGCAAAAGAAAGTGTACGGATTGCTTTAGTGCTAACAGGAAGATAGTGAGGCAAGAGTTGGCAGAGAGAAATGGGTGTAGAAACTATGCCCACTACTTGAAGATGAAAAGAATAGAAAAAATCAACAAAGATAAAAGTCAAGTAGCGTGGGCTGAAAATCTTTTAAAAACTTATTTATGATAAATATATTGATGGTAATTTTAGTCTTAAACTCCAGCCACAAGGTTTCGTTTTATAGCGACCCGTTCCACGGCAGGAAAACAGCCAACGGTGAAGTGTTCGACAAGAACAAGCTAACGTGTGCTGCTTTAAAACACTACAAGTTTAGAGATAGATTAAAAGTAACTAATCTAAAAAATAACAAGAGTGTAATAGTAACAGTAAATGATAGAGGTAATTTTAAAAAGTACGGCAGAACCTTGGACTTGTCCGAGGCAGCATTTAAGAAAATAGGAAATTTAAAAAGGGGAGTATTAACAGTTAAAATTGAAAGATTATGACAAAAGAAAAGTACGGCATTGAGCTTATTGGCAAAGGAATGTGGGTTTGGGATGATGATATTACAAAGGCAAAATTTAGAATGAGCGTAACAGGTAAAACTACATACGCATCAGACACAAACCCAAACGAGCCAAAACAGCCAAAGGTGGGAGACATAGGCTACTTCTGGGATGATGAGGAAAGTTACCTTTGTAGTGTTTTAAAAAAAATAGTCCATGATGGCAGACCAGCTTACTATTGTAGCTTAGGTTTGTGGTTTACCAATTTTTCAAAAGAGAAACAACCATGGATGAAATAAAAAACAATTTAAAATAAATAAAAAAATGAGCAACGAAGAAATTAAGAAAAAGTACGGAATTGAACCCATAATGAAAGAAATGTGGGTGTGGGATTACGATATAAAAAAAGGGGCAAGATTAGAATTTGTCCTTTTTAAGGAAGTCAATAGAGACCCAGAATACACATTATTATATTTTACATGGCATAAAAATTCAACGGTGGGTATAAATACAAACGTTTCAGAAACAAACCCGAACGAGCCACAAGAGCCACAAGTGGGAGATATTGGCTATTTTTGGGATTTCCAAAACGCTTATGCTTACGGTGCATTGATAAAGATTTATCAAAACCAAACCCATAAATATGCGGCTTGCACCAATTCCTTTTTTATTAACTTCTCGAAAGAGAAACAACCTTGGATGAAATGAAAATAAACGAAGATTTATTACAGAAAATATTGCAGATTAAACAAAACGAAAAGAAACCTTTAAAAAGAGGCTTTAAAACGTGGCTTAAATACATTTACAATTACAAAAGCGAAAGTTTGTCTCTATGAATGGAGAATCTATTGCCTTTGACGTTTTGGACGATACATACATCACCATGCCAGCACAGGATGGTAACGATGTCACCAGCGGAGGCATATTTTAAATCCTTTTTGTAGGAAACCTTATCTTCTAAAACTTTGTATTTTTGCATAAAAAAACTTGCTATCTTAATTAAAATAGCAAGTATGTTTTTTTTAACCTTAAAATATATAACAATGAAAAGACAAATATAATAATTAATTTTACATAAAAATGAGTTATGGGATTTCAAAAGGGGAACGAATATTATAAACTAAGAGATACTGATGGTAGGGAATGTATTTATGATAACCCTAAACAATTAGGAGAAAAAGCTAAGGAGTATTTCGAATGGGTACTAAATAACCCGTTTATTGAAATTGATTACAAAGGTAAAGATGCCATAAAAGTAGAAATGCCTAAAATGCGTCCTTTTTCAAAGGGTGGACTTTGTACTTTTCTTGGTATTGTTGAAAATACATTTAAAAATTACAAAAAAAAGGATGATTTTTTGCTTATCACTACACACATAGAGCAAATTATAGACACACAACAGTTTGAAGGAGCAGCTGCTGGACTTCTAAACCCGAACATAATTGCTCGTAAGTTAGGTCTTATAGATAAGACTGATGCTAATATATCTGGCGAAGTATCAATAGTTTGGCACGAACAAAAAACTTACGACAGTGAGGCTTAGTAAAAAACAAACTATTGCCTTAGATTATTTAGAAGATAATCAAACTATTGAATTACTTTTTGGCGGTGGAGCGGGAGGTGGAAAGTCAATACTTGGGTGCTATTGGCAAATAAAACAAAGATTGAAATATCCTGAAACAAAAGGATTAATTGGTAGAGCCTCATTAAAAACTTTAAAAGAAACCACTTTGCAATCTTTCTTTTTTGTAGCAAAAGAACAGGGGTTAAAGGCTGGCACACATTACAAGTATAATCAGCAGTCTAATATTATTTACTTTACAAACGGTAGCCAAATATTATTAAAAGACTTATTTCTTTATCCAAGTGATCCCAACTTTGATGAACTTGGTTCGTTGGAAATCACAGATGCATTCATTGACGAATGCAACCAAATTGTGGAGAAAGCTAAAAATATCGTTAAGTCAAGAATAAGGTATAATTTAGACCAGAATAATTTAATACCAAAAATCTTGATGACTTGCAACCCTGCAAAAAATTGGACATATTCCGAATTTTACCAACCAGCAAAAAAAGAAACTTTAGCAGAAAATAAAAAGTTTATTCAAGCGTTACTAAGTGACAATCCAAATATATCAGAACATTACCGTAACAACTTACTTACCTTGGATGAAAATTCAAAACAAAGATTATTGTTTGGGAACTGGGAATATTCAGATGACCCGACTATTTTAATACCTTATGAAAATATTTTAAATTCATTTACAAATACATTTGTAGAAAAAGGCGAAAAGTACATAGTTGCAGATATAGCTCGATTTGGTCGTGACAAAACAGTGATAGGTGTATGGAGTGGTTTTAGATTGTTTAAGATAGTTACAATAGCTAAAAGTGGATTAGACGAAGTAAAAGAAGTATTAGAAAGATTAAGGATTGAAAACCAAATACCATTAAGCAATATAATAGTAGATGAAGATGGAGTAGGTGGTGGCGTTGTTGATTTTGTAAAGTGCAAAGGGTTTGTTAATAATTCAAGTCCATTGGAAGTAAAAGGAATAAAACAAAATTATGCTAATTTAAAATCACAATGTTATTTTGGTATAAGTGATAGAATAAACTCTAATCAAGTTTATTTTGGCGTTGATGGAGAACACAAACAAGCAATTGAAGAAGAACTCCAGCACGTCAAGCAGAAGAACATGGACAAAGATGGCAAAAAAAGTGTTTTATCAAAGGACGACATAAAAGAACAGTTAGGGCGTTCTCCAGATTATGCCGACATGATAGCCATGCGATATTGGTTTGAATTAAAGGGAAAATACAACCTTTGGGATATTTCGTAATTAAATTATACATTTGCATTTAAAACATTAATTATGGGGGCTTTAAAGTGGTTAGGGTTAAATAGAAAGAAGGCTATTGAGGTGCAAGACCCGCAAGTGGTCAAAATTGTTTATAACGGAGATTTTGGCGGTTATAGACCTTTGGTTTATTTCGGAGACGAAACGCAAATATACATAGACCATGGATTTTTAGGCAATCACGTTATATTTACCATCACAGACTGGGTGGCTCGTAAAATGGCATCAGTCAGCCCGATTGTTTACAGGGTAAAGAACAAGACAGCTCTAAAGCAATACAAAGCTTATCAATCTAATTTCAATGTCAAGAATATTGCCAAAATTAATGAGTTAAAGAAAAAAGCTTTTGAAACGGTAGAACTGGAGGATCACCCATTAGTTGAATTGCTTAATAAGCCAAACCCGACACAGAACTGGGATGAGTTCGTTTACGGATATTTAGTTTACAAAAAATTTGTAGGGCGTTGTTTTATCAAAGGTTCAAGGGTAGAAAATAGCGTTAGAACAAAAGGATTTCAGCAGATATACTTACTACCTGCCCAGCACATAATTTCGGAATCAGGAGAGGGAGCGACAGTAATAGCCAACTATGCAGACAAAAGGCAACCTCTTAATAAGATAGCAACAGAGGAAGTTTGTGTAATAAAAACCTTTTCACCAGTTGCTGGAGGTTTTGATGGCACTTCGATATTTAAGTCAGCCAGAAAGCTATTGCAAAAATCATCGGATGCCTTAGACGCAGAAACTGAAACCATGCAGAACAGAGGGGCAAAGAAAATAGTTTTCCCAAATCTTACACCAGACCAGCTTAGTTCTATAAGTATGCCGAGCGATAGCCAAGAGAGCAACGCAAACGAGAAGCTAAGGAAAACTATTAAGGAAGCAGGAAACGGAGGCATAGCGTTAAATTCTATACCTTTGGGTTCACTTGACCTTGGTTTAAGTCCAATCGATTTAAATATACTTGCATCAAAGAGTGTGGATGATAAAGCATGGTGCAGTTTGTTTCACGTAAACTCAATGGTGGTGCTTAATGACCACGAATCGGCAAGTTACGACACAATGCAACAGGGCAAAGTTTCAAGTGTAACAGATGGCGTAATACCAGAACTTGAAGCATTAAAGAACGGATTAAATTCGTGGTTATGCCCAAGTTATGGCGAAGACCTTTACATTGATTTTGATTACACAGAGTTTCCCGAGATGTACGAGGAACTGTTTAAGGTTGCTGAAAGGTTGATGAAAACAGAATCGGTAACTATTAATGAAATCAGAGACGTCATCAAGTACGATGCCTATACAGGTGAAAATGCGGACAAGATTTTAGTAAGTGGTAGCAAAAAGATTCTTGATGATATTATGTTTGATTTGCCACAGGTACAAGGTTCTAACTTAAATCTATGACCAAGCAAGAGAAAGTATTATTATCAAAGGCAATTCAAAGGGAACTTATTAAGGTAGAAAAAAAAGGTTATAGAATCTTTTACAATGCTTTAAAAGAATCAGCTGAAAGAGTAATGCCATATTACGAACAGAGGGGCGTAATGGACACATTATTCTCTTTGAATGTACTTTTAGATACAGAGCCAATCGCAAAGGCTTATGAAGAGTTCTATTCACAATCAATGACCAGCTTATTAGTTTCTAATCTTAGGATAATGATTAGGCAAGTTGGAGGCAAATTAAACAAAGATGCAATCCAAGATATTAATATAGGGTTTAGAAGTGAAGAGATAATTGCACAGACAGCAGACGAAGCTAAAAAGATGGGGCTTGGTGCAAACATTGTAAAAATCAATGATTACACCCGAGCGTTAATAAAAAAAGAAATTGAAGATGGTTTAGCCTTAAACCTAACCAAAGACCAAATAGCCCGAAACATCAAGAAAGTTACAGAAGGCACTATTTCAAAGATGCGAGCGTTACGGATAGCACGAACAGAAACCACACACGCCAATAGTAAGTCCACCAAAGTATTATCGAACGGAATCCCATTTAAACAAAATAAAATTTGGATTCCACGACTTGATGGCAGGGAAAGACCAGAGCATGGAGCAATGATGGGTAAGCCTGCAATTCCCAAGAACGAATTGTTTTTAGTCGGTGGTGAATACATGGAATATCCAGCAGATCCAAAGCATGGTGCAGGTGCTTCAAATATTGTGAATTGCAGGTGTAGCGTTCATTACATACCAATAGCACCAACGGAGGAGGAACAGGCAATAACTGAAAGACCAAGTGTTTTGAATTACCTTAGAAATCTACTGAAAGGACTTCTGTTAAAAATAATTTTAAATTAATCGTTTTTTTAATGCACAAAAAAAACTACCGACAAAGTCAGTAGTTATTAAATTTACCTTAACAATTAAAACTATTTTTCCAACCTATTACTTCTTTTCACTTGCCCAAGAGTTACCATTTCTTTCGGGTTCTTTCCATAATGCAACCTTGCATTCTTACAGTAACGTTTTGCCGTATTAATGGCAATATCGAAGTAATCAGCAACCTGCTGGGATGTCACAGTTTTATCTTCTCTTTCTTCTTGGGTCATACTTTTAAGAAAACTTAAAGTACAAAAATAGCAATTTAGGAATCGCTACACAAATTAAACTATTCCTTTTGTCGTTTTTTGTGTAAATATTTTTTTTTGCACAAATGAAAAGTAAAGGTATAAATGGTGATATTCTTGATTTATCAGGGCGGACAGTAGTAGCCTATGTGTCTAAGTTTGGCAATATAGACTTGGATGGTGACATGATAATGAAAGGAGCCTACACCAGATCCATTAATGCCAGAGGCAAAAGCGGAACAGATGAACTTTTCCATTTAAGCAATCATAGACCTTCACCCGAATTTGTTTTATCCAAGCCAGAGTTTGAAGAAGATTCATTTGGTTTAAAGATGACTTCTAAAATAGTAGATACAACGCATGGCAATGATATTCTAAAATTATATCAAGCTGGTTTAGTTTCCCAGCATTCAGTAATGTTTTCAGTGCCAAAAGACAAATGGGAAACCAAGAAGTCCGGAGATGGCACAGAATATACTTCAATAACAGAAGCTAAATTGTACGAAGGTTCAACAGTGGTTTGGGGTGCAAATCCAGAAACACCAACAGTAGAATTAAAATCATTATACAAAAGCCATTTTGATAATAATATAATCACAGCATTTGAAAGAATGCAAAAGCTAACTAAGGCACTAAAAAAGGGAACGTTTACGGATGAGATGTTTCCATTATTGGAGTTACAGTTAGAGTTTACCAAGAACTTTATTCTTGAAGAAATTGAAGCAATTAAAAGCACTCAGACCGTAACAGCACCTGAATCGCTTGAAACAGTGGAGGTTTCTAAAGATGAATCAATAGTTAAATTTTTAAAAGAATTAAATAAAGAATTATAATGAGCGAAGAATTAAATTCAGCAAAAACAGAATTACTTGAAAAGGTAAAAGGTTTGGTAGAGAAAGCCAAAGGAGATGCCACAAACGATGCCAGTGCAAAGATTGAAGCTAAGGCGGTGGAATTGGCTGCAAAGATTGAGAAGTCGGCTGACAAGGCAGAATTTGACAGTTTTAAAGATGCCATTGCAAAACAAGTAGATGCTTTGGAATTGAAATTGAAGAACAATGCAGAAAGCAAAACAAAAGAGGTTGTTTCAGTAAAACAAGCGATTTTAAACGCTATTGAAGAGCAGAGAGAATCAATAGATAAGATAGTAAAATCAGATGGCAAGCAAACAGAACCTTTGTACCTTAAGGCAGTTGTCACAATGGGACTTGACAACACCATTGAAGCTGGTTCAACTTTCCAAACGATTACGCAAAACACAGGCATTGTTTCTGTAATTAGACAGAGACAAGAAAGATACTTGGCGAACGTTTCGGTGGGTTCAACAACAGCAAAACACGCCCTTTGGGTTGAAGAAGAAGGACAAGACGGAACTCCAATCTTTATAGGTGAAGGAGATGCCAAAACTCAAATTTCTGTTCTTTACAAGGAGAAAACAATGCCAGTCGGTAAGATTGCCGTTTACGGTAAAGTTACAACAGAGATGTTGGCAGATGCTGGGCAGTTGGCTTCATACGTTCAAAACAACTTGTTAAAGAGAGTTTCAGTAGTAACTGAAAACCAACTATTGACTGGTGATGGTACTGGTGATAATTTGAAAGGTTTGAAGACTTATGCAACTACTTTTAGTGCAGGTGCTTTGGCTTTGGCGGTTGATAATGCCAACGAGTTTGACGTATTAAACGCAATGGCTTTACAAGTTGAGATTGCTAATGGCATTCCAACAGCGGTGTTTGTACACCCAAGCACAATAGCGAAAATGAAAACTTTGAAGTCAAGTTCAAACGAGCCGCTTTACAAGCAGTACACAGATTTCGCTGGTGACATGGTTATCTATGGCATGAGAGTAATAGCAACAACAGCGGTAACTGCTGGAGAGTTTATCGGTGGTGACACTTCGGTGGCTAACGTATTGTTTAGAGAAGGTCTTTCAATTCAGATAGGCATGGATGGCAACGACTTTACGCAAAACAAGAAAACTATTCTTGTAGAGCAAAGATTGGTACAATTCGTATCTGCAAACGATACACCGGTAATTGTAAAAGGTGTATTTAGCACGGCAAAAGCTGCACTCGAAACTGCTTAATCATAACACAAGGGGAGGATTAATTTCCTCCCTTTTTTAAAATTTAAAATATGTTTGAAGTAAAAAAAGAATTTAACGGTTACAAGGTAGGAGACAAAGTAAATTTTAAGTCTTACACTGCACATGACCTAATTAAAGAAGGGTATATTACCCAAGCAGAAAAAGTAGTCACAAAAGAAAGAAAGCTAACGAAATGACAAGGACGATATTAAATAGTTGTACACAAACCGAAACAGGCAACGAACTTATTACTTTGAGTGAGGTTAAATCTTACTTAGGCATAAGTACTTCGGTTCATGATACACTGTTAGCAATATTGTTGAAATCAGGAAGGCAAGAAGTTGGTTTATACATTAAACAGGCATTAGTAACCACGAGCGTAGAGGCTCAATTCGAAAGCGTAAATGAATACTTTAACCTTCCAATTATACCGTTACAGGGAAATATTACAGTCGTTGATATGGACAATGCATCGGTTTCTTTTACTGTAGGAGGTGGAAATAATCCAAAGGTTAAGTTAACATCAAAGGACCCAATCAAAGTGACATATACAGCAGGTTATGCAAGTTTGACTGATAACCTTAAAATGATAGTTATTAAGAAGGTAGGAGAGGATTTCGAGTTTAGAACAGGCATAACATTAACGACAAGCAATTTACTCCCAAACAACTGGAGAGAATCGGCTTTAAAATATAGAAGTTCATGGCTGATGTAGTTTTAAACTTTGGAGACCTTAGAGACCAAATCGGCTTTTATACGGTAACACCAACGGCAGATGGTGGCGGAGGTTATACCAGCACTAAAACTTTGTCTCTTGAAATATTGGCTAAAATAGTACCTAATGGCAGGGCAAAAATTGATGGTCAAGGAATACAGATATTTCAGGAAGTTTTTGATGTTTGGATTAGAAACGAGGTAACGATTAACGATACTATGCTGGTAAGATATAATTCTAAGGATTACAGAATATTATTCGTTGAAAATGTAGAAAATAGAAATAAGATTTTAAAACTTAGAATTGCAACAAAATGAAAGTAACAGCACTGAAAAATATTGATTCATTAAAATATGGTTTTGTGGGTCAGGGAGAAGAAAAAGAAGTGGATGAGGAAATAGCATTAATTTGGATAAAACAAGGTTTAGCACATGGCACAGATAACAGTGAAGGGGATGCAGGCACTAAAGGCAAAACTAAGAAACCTTGACGCTCAAGTAACCACAAGGACTAAGTTTGCAGTTGCTAAAGCTACTCAAAACATACAACTAAAAGCTGTTTTAATCGTTCCGGTAGATAAAGGAAAACTAAAACAAAGCATAAAATCAAAAATTGATAAAAACGGATTGATAGGCAGAATTTCAGCGACAGAAGATTATGCACCTTATGTAGAGTTTGGAACAGGACAGTTTGTAAAAGTTCCGAAAGGTTTTGATGAAATGGCGATGAGTTTTTTTGTTAACGGCAAAGGTAGAATGAAACCAAGACCATTTTTGATTCCAAGCTGGGCGAGTGAAGTTCCAATTTTTAAAGCAGATTTAAAAAAGATAATTAAAGATTTGAGGTTATGAAATGGGCAGGATATGAATTACGGAAAGCTTACGTCACAGCGATAGGGAACTCCATAACAAGTTCGGGAAACGTTGTAAAAGTTTACGACATGGAAGCACCGATAAATTCACCAAGACCATTTATAATTTTAGGTTCATACGTTCAGACAGAAGACCAAAACTCTAAGGACAATTTCGGAGGAACTGCAACGTTAAATATAGAAGTTAATACAGAGGTTATTCCAACGTATGGAGGTAGGAAACAAGCGGACGATATATTAAACGCAGTTTTAACAATCGTTAATCCAAGCAGAGACACAATAAATTTAACAAGTACAATATTTAATTTTGTCAGTTTAGAATTAAGTGGTAGTTTTGATGGGTTTAATGATGGTAATAGTGAAACGAATTACAGGACAGTAGCAATTTTGCAACATAAATTTTTTGAAAAATAATATAATACAATGCCAAGCGGAAAATTTAACGGAAAAGACATGAAGGTTTACACCGTTTCGGGTGGAACAGAAACCTTAATAACGGATACAGATTCGAGTGAAATTAGTTTCACGATGTCTCCGATAGACACTACAACCAAAGATTCAAACGGTTGGAGAGAAGTGATAGCAGGTTTAAAAGAAGGTTCAATTTCTATTAGTGGAATGGTCAACTTTTCAGGCACAAACCAAGTAGATCAACTGGTAGATGCTTTGGTTAATAGCACACAGTTAACTGTTAAGTTTAAGACCACAACCACAGGAGATACAACTTACCAATGGGCATGCTTTGTTACAAGTGTACCTTTGACATTTGGACAGGACGAAGCAGCGACATTTACTTGTGATTTAACTCCGACAGGAAGTCCGACTATTTCAACAGTAGCAGCATAATATGAAGGGATTAGTAGAGTTCAAAAATAGCGAGGGAGAAGTTAAACTGACGTGCTTATTTGGTATGATGGCAATTATGGATTTTTGCGAAGACAGAAAATTGTCATTTAATCAGTTTGAGGAATCTTTGCGAGACAATACGGACACGATTCAATTAATGAAAAATTTTATGTCATTAATTTATTTTGCTGCAGTTAATTATTCTGTTTACAAAAAAGAAGAATATACTTTGTCGCAAAAAGAAACTTTTTTGTTAATTGACGTAGAAGGGCTTTTAAACGAAAGTAATATTGCTATTATGACAACGGCTTTATTTTCAGGTTTCGCAAAAGTTGAACAAAAAAAAACAAAGGTGAAAGCATAAGAGAAAGTCACTTTGACATTTTATTATTTTGTTACGGGGAACTCGGACTAAAAGGAAGTGAAATAATTGAGCTTACTTTGTTCGAGTTCTTTATGCTTAGAGAGGGATATAACAGAAGAGAGGAATTAAAATGGGTGCATACAAGGGAATTAATGACGATGATTAATAATACAAGTATGGGATGCAAACCAATAACACCTGAAAAGATTAAACCTTTAAATTTAGATAGCAGAATCCAACATAATGAAAGTGCAAGTATTGATTTATTTAAAAACATGGTAAAATAATGGCGGCAGATTTAGAAGTTAGTATCGGCGTAGATGTTGATGAGTTAAATAATGGCTTAAATTCAGCAAGCAAAAAATTTGAAGAGTTTGGTAAAAAAATGACCAGCATAGGCTCGGCAATGTCATTGGCGATTACCACACCTTTGCTTTTGATTGGCAAGCAAATGATTAAGTTAGCTTCCGATTCACAAGAAGCTACTAATAAGGTCGAGGTTGCTTTTGGCAAATCAGCGGATGCGGTAAAAGAATTTGCAAGTACATCATTAACTCAATTCGGTATCGCTAAAGGTTCAGCAATGGACATGGCTTCGACTTATGGAGATATGTCGACTTCTATGGGTCTAACGCAAGAACAAGCCGCAAGTTTATCGACTTCTTTAGTAGGCTTAGCTGCAGATTTGGCTTCATTTAAAAATATAGGAATAGAGCAAGCAAATACAGCCTTAAAAGGCATATTCACAGGCGAAACAGAATCTCTTAAAACTTTAGGAATAGTAATGACAGAAGCCAATTTAAAGGCTTATGCTTTATCAAAAGGATTCAAAGGAAATGCAGAAGATTTAACACAGGCTGAAAAGGTTTTACTTAGGTATAATTATGTATTGGCAAACACCACAAATTCACAAGGTGATTTTGCAAGAACTGGAGGAGGTGCGGCAAACCAAATGAGAATGTTTGGAGAATCTTTAAAAGAAATAGGAGACACTTTTGGAACAACTGTTTTACCATCATTTACAAAAGGAATAACTCTTGTAAATAACTTTATGAAAGAGTTTGCTAAATTAGACAGTGAAACAAAGAGAAATATAATTATAGGTTCAGTTTTTGTGGCTGCAATTGGACCAACTTTAGTGGCAATAGGAGCATTAATAACGGCAGTGAAAACAATAGGCGTTGCCATTGCGGCACTTAATCTTCCAATCATAGCAGTAATAGCTTTAATTGCTGCTCTTGCTTATGGTGCAAGTGAAAACTTTTCTACACTAAAGACAAATTTACATATTCTTAATAGAGAGTTTTATAATTTTGAACGGTCTATGGTTAGGCTTTTAAGGCTAATCAACGGTAAAGAATGGACAAACAATCGCTTAATGGAATTGCAAGAAGAACTTGTAAAGCGTTCTGATGCAATTAACAATATAGGGTTTGGAAAAGGAATACAAAAATTTGTTGCAGAAATAAAAAAGGCTAATGCTTCCATGACTGGCTTACTTGATTTTACAGGAAAGACAAGCGGCAAAGTTGAAACAGGAGTTACAGAAAAGCAAATAAAGGATGCTGGTTATAAAAGACTTGAAGCATTTAAAAAAATGCACTCCGATGAGATGAGGGAAAGGGATAAGCAGTTTTCTGAAAGGCTAAAGAAAGAAAGAGAATATGCTTTAGAAATGGAGAAAGTTTTAAGCTTAGAAGACTTGCCAGCAGTAAATCCTATATCTTTAAATTTCAGCGAAGAACAATCATTAAATATTACAGGATTAAAAAGCGACTTAGGTCAAGAGATTGGAGGATTAAGCGATTTTTTATTAAATAATTGGAATAATTTAAGGTCAAGATTTAGCGAATTAAATTTACCAGAGTTCCCAAGTAATCAGAAAATTTTTGAGAAATTAAAGATAGATTGGACAGATGGAATTGATGATGCGGAATCAGAAATGATTGAAGGTTTCCTTAAAATGCGAGATGTACTTAAAGGAGTAATGGATATTGTTTCAAACACTTTAGGTGATACTTTTTCAGGAATTTTTGAATCAATGTTTGATAAAGATGTTAAATTTGACTTTAAGAAAGTATTATCGTCTTTTATGAAGTCATTGGGTCAATTTGCAATATCTATGGGTGCTGCTATTTTAGCAGTCGGTTTAGGATTAAGTGCTTCAGCTGTTGGAGTTGCCGTTGCAGGAAAAGAAGTAGCGGCAGGTCTTGGATTAATAGCATTAGGAGGTGCATTAATGGGCGGAGGTTCTGCAATAGGTAAAACTAATAGCAGTTCTGTTAATACATCAACAGGAGCAAGAAATATTGTACCAAACTTCAATCCATCAGGATTTAACAACACCGTAAAATTCGAGATTCAAGGCAATACATTAGTAGGGGTATTAAATAACGTAAATAGAGCAAATGGCTAAGGCATTAAAATATTTCTTTGAGTTTTCAGATATTGACGCAGACGATTACAAAGTAGAGATTTGGGTTGAAGGTTTTGCAGGCACAGCAACAGAATTAATTGCAGGAGGTAATCCACTAACACGAACCTACAACAAAGACGTTGGCGAGAAATATCTTGGTGGAATTGTTCCATCAGTTATTAGCATTGAAGCCATTTCAAATGCTTCTTTTCATGCGGTGGACTTTACCGGTCAAAATTATGGCGATGCGGTAGCAGTTGTTTACAAGAATACTGTTTTGCAATATAATGCTATTATTGTTCCTTTTGAAGGCTCGGATTCAGATTTAAATGATGGTATTTATTCTGTTAATTTAAGTGCGGAATGTGGATTGGTAAATTTAAAAACTATAACTTTTTTACCATCGGGAACAAGAAAGAAGTTATTAGATATAATAATACAATGTATTAACAATATTCCATACGTTAACAGTTTTGGGTATTCAGTAGTTGATAATGTAGATTTAAGGGATGCAGATTTAAATAAGCCATACTATTACGAATCGTTTATAGAAGATAAGTTCTTCGAGGGGTTAAGTTGTTATGATGTTATTAATAGTATAATTCAGCAATACGGACAATTTACTTTTACAGATGGAAGATGGGATATTAAAAACATTGCAGAAATATCTAAAGTAAATAGCGTAAAAAGGACTTATAGTAATGCTGGAGTTCTTCAAGCAAGCACAACATACACAAGACCAGATGAGAGCGTAACAAGGATAGCAGGTGGCGATTTTGGGCTTATGTTCAGCCAAAAGAGCGTAACTATTGAAAAGACTAAATCCATATCAAGAAGTTTAAATGCAAATGCTAATTTTGAAAATACAAGCGGTTGGACTTTTGAGGGGATTGCACCATTGTTATTTGAAATTACAAATGGCTATTTAACAAACAAAGGGAATACTTGGTTTACTCAACCGAGTAATTTGCCTGACAGTTCTTATGTACAAAGTCCAGCAACAACTTACTTTCCTTTTAAAAGTAGTTTTGAACTTACACCTAAACAGGAGATAAAGATTAAGTTTAAATCTACAAAAGGTAGTTATATAAAAAATTTAAGGCTGCAAATAATAGCCGTTCAAGATTTAGATGCCAATTTTTATTATTTAACAAATGAAGGGAGTTGGTATAGAGCAGTAGCAGGAGTTAATACACCTATTTATGCAGCAGATTTTAAAGATAATGTTGAAGAAGTAATAACAGTACCTCAAGTTCCTTTTCTTTTACCGGACACACCTCCAGTTCTTTCAAACGTCATACCAGTTTATGGTGAATTTATGCCATTCCCATATCTTAACGCTGTTTCTGATTTGCCTTATAAAATTTATGTTAGGGTATTTATGCCAGAAAGGTTAGGAGACGATTTCCCAGCAGGTTCAACAGCTTTACGCTCAACAACTCAAATAGATTATATTAACATAGTAGTAGAAGATGTTAATAACAATGCCTTAAATGGTTTTACTAAAAAGTTCGGAGTATCAACTCAAAAAGATAGAAGTGGAGATTTAACCATAAAACTTGGTGTAGGTTATCCATCGTTTCCGGTTGCTTATGATTCTTTGTTTTTTAACGGATCATCAACAAAGCCAATAACACTGTACAATTCTTTACCTATTGAAGAATTTATTGCTGATTCTTATTTGAGTGTTTTATCTCAAAGACAAAAGTTTTATCAAGGTACAGTAATTGCCAATATTGAGTTTGGAGACTTATTAGATATTGATGGCGAAAAGCACAGAATACATAATTATGAATACAACTATAAATTAAAGCAGGCAAATATTAAGACAATCGGATTGGGAGTTAATGCTGATACGATTGAGGAACTACCAGTTTACGATTCGGATGTTAATTTAGATATTGATTCTATTCTTAATCAAGTTGATATTGATATGAATAGAAAGTATGGAGACAACCTTAATTTAAAGTTTGTTGACAAAAATATTCAAATTAATACTTTAGCCGATGGGCAAAAGAGTTTAAGCCTTAGACAAGATTTTAGAATCAGCAGGTTATATTCAACGGACGTATTTTTAAGAACTGCAAGCGATGGAAGCATTCAAGACGTTGCAGAAGATACGGAAGGAAATTTCACGTTGATAAAGCCAGCAAAAGATGGTACTTATGCCTTATTAGAAGACATTGAGGATTTAGCTTGGTTACAAGAAGGCAATACAGCAACAGTAGCGACTAAGAAGCTGGGAACACTTGATAACTTTGATTTTAACATAATCAGGAACAATATTAATATTGGACAAATTAAGTCCACAGGATTAGACCTTTTAGATAATAGATTAGACGTTGGAGCGGTTCAGTATAAAGTGGCAACGGCTCAAACTGTTGGCGTTGCTAAAACTGTTTGGAACGATACTTTTGGAACATTAGAATTTGGTTTAAAAGGAGGAAATGTTAATTATCGTTTAGGTCAAAGTTCAATTGTTTATGTTAAGAGTGCTGACAATGCAGGGCTAACAAAAGGAACGGTAGTTTATACAGCAGGAAGTGATGGCATTAATAAGACTGTAAGGTTAGCACAGGCAAACGCAGAAAGTACAAGCAGTAAAACATTTGGTATTATAGCGGAAACCGTAACGGGTGGAGGTAAAGCATTTTGCACAACCTTTGGGAATATTGAGGGCATAAACACCTCCGCATTTGCCGAAGGTGCAACGATCTATTTAAGCCCGACAGTTGCAGGAGGTATGACAACAACAAAACCATCAGCACCCAATCACATGGTGGTAGTTGGATTTTGTTTAAGAAGCCATGCAACGCAGGGGGTAATATTTGTAAAGGTGCAAAACGGCTTTGAACTTGACGAAATTCACGATGTAGCCATTGGTACGTTGGCGAACAATAACCTTTTAGCTTACGAGGCAAGTACAAGTTTATGGAAGAACAAGACTTTTGCGGAGTTAGGATTATCATCAGGAACCGGAACGACAAACTTTGTAACTAAGTGGTCAAACGCAACGGGAGGGTTAACAAATAGCCTAATATTTGACAACGGCACAAACGTAGGAATAAACAATGTTTTGCCTACTTATAATTTAGATATAACAGGAACATTGCACAGCACAGGCAATGCTATTTTTGACAGCAACGTAGGAATTGGAAGTATAAGCCCAGCAACAAAATTGCACGTGGTAGGTCAGGTTTCAGCAAGTTTGGGTAGTTTAGCTAATCCAGCGTATTCGTTTATTGGAGACTTAAACACAGGATTATACAGTCCAAGTGCGGATGCTTTAGCTTTAGTAACAAACGGTATTAATAGACTTAATATATCAAGTGGAGGTGATGTTAATATCGGATCAGGTGCAGGTACTAACTCTTTAATTGTAAATAAAAGTATTACAGGAGGCACCGAGGTTTCTGGTATAAGGTCAAGTGGACAACTACAATCAGATGTTACAACAAGTGGATTCTTTTTTAGAGCTGTTATTAATCAAGCAAACTATGCAATTACTTCCATAATAGGTTATGAATCACAAGTAGGTACTATAAACGGTACTGGAACAAACTTAATTAATTTTAGGGCAAGTGCTAACAATGCTGGTTTTACAAATGTTTACGGATTTCAAAGTACTATTGCATCTGGCACTAATAGATACGGAGCTTTTTTTAACGGCACAGCACAAAACCATTTTAGAGGCAATGTTGGTATAGGTATAGGAAAGACAGTGCCAGCGGTTGAATTAGACGTAGCTGGCACAATAGCAACGACTAATTTTAGAATGACATCTGGGGCAGCGGTTGGGCGAATTTTGCAATCAGATGCGAGCGGAAATGCTTCATGGGTAACTCTTAACACAAGTGGATACTTAGGCACATGGAACGCAAATACAAACAACCCAACCATAGCAGACGGAACAGGAACAGCAGGGCAATTCTATATTGTAACGGTTGCAGGGACTTGGAATAGCTTAACTTTTGCGGTCGGAGACCAAGTATATTATAACGGCACTATTTGGCAAAGGATACCAAGCTCATTTACATTACCAGTTGCTACGGCTTCGGTTCTTGGTGGTGTGAAGATAAGCACAGGACTTACAATTAATGCAGGAGGTGATTTGTCAGTAAGTTACGGAACAACCTCCACAACGGCGGCAAGTGGAGACCATACTCACACGTTTGGCGGAGACCTAACAGGAACAGGCGGAACAGGAACTATTGCATTGACATTGGCGACAGTTAACAGCAACATTGGACAGTTTACAAAGGTAACAATTAATGCAAAAGGTTTAGTTACTGCAGCAGAAAACCCGACAACGTTAGCAGGCTACGGCATAACAGATGTTTATACTAAAACAGAATCGGATGCAAGGTATGTATCTTTAACTGGTAGCTACTCAAATCCAACATGGATAACTGCTTTAGCTTACAGCAAGCTTACAGGAGTGCCATCAACATTTGCACCATCAGCACACACGTTAGATTCACATTCAAACGTTACGATAAGTTCAAACCTTGCAGGAGAGGTTTTAAAATGGGATGGTACGGCTTGGGTTAATAATACCTTAGCGGAGGCAGGTATTCAAGCCACATTAGGAGGCACAGGATTGGTATTATCTACAGCTGGTATTATTACTTATATCACTGATAATTCAACAAATTGGAACACGGCATTTACTGATAGAAATAAATGGGATGGAGGGGCAACAGGATTAGTTGCTGCGACAGGTAGAACTTCGCTTGGTTTAGTAATTGGAACAGATGTTCAGGCTTATGACGCAGATTTGCAAGCTATTGGAGCGTTAGCTGGAACAAGTGGAATATTAAGAAAAACGGCGTTAAATACTTGGTCATTAGATACGGCTTCTTACTTTACAACTCCTACAGGGCTAACAACTAATTATGTTTCGAAATGGAATGGTACAGCGTTTGCAAACAGCCAAATATTTGACAACGGAACTAATATTGGTATAGGTACAACAAGCCCAACTTATAAAGTTGACATTGTTAATGCAACAGGAATTATATTAAGACATTCGGAAACAATTAACACAACTGGAGCATTCAGAATTATAGGAGGTAGTTATACCAATAACGGTATGACTGGTTTTATATTTGGTGCGAACATTAATAACAATACAATACAATATGGAGGAGGAACAGGATTAGCAGAACCAGCAACGCAGCATCAGTTTTACGTGGGAGCATACGGAACTAAAGCAGTAGGAACGGAAGTAATGAGAATTGCCAATAGTGGTTTTGTAGGAATTAATACAACAACTCCAGCCTATACACTTGATGTTTCGGGAAATATAAGAACAACGAATCTACTAATTACAAGTGGTGCAACAAGTGGCAACTTCTTAAAGTGCAACAACGTAAACGGTACAAGTGTTTGGAGTTCTGTAACGACAAGTGATATAACCAATCTAAGTAGCTTTACAGGCTTCGATTCGAGGTACTTCACAGAAACAGAATCAGACGCAAGATTTGTGGCTTTGGCTGGAAGTTACGTAAACCCGTCATGGATTTCATCATTGGCTTGGACAAAGCTTACTGGAGTACCTGCAACGTTTGCACCATCAGCACACACACACGCAGCAGTGGATATTGTTTCGGGTGTCATTGCAACGGCTCGCTTGGGTTCGGGTACTGCATCAGCAACAACGTTCTTGAGAGGAGACCAAACTTGGGCGACATTGCCAGCACCTACACTTACAAGTACAAGAATAGGCTTTGGAAGTGGCTCAGACCTTCTGACAAGCAGTGCAAACTTTGCATTTGAAGACGATAGGATTATCAGCATCAAAAATGGTGGTACAAGTAAAATTGAAGTAGCCAGATTTGCTGGTACAAACAACTATGGACTATATGTTACAAGCGGTAATTTGGAATTACAAAGTTTAACCGGTGGCACTGTTGTTTCAAAGTCAAACCACAATTTTGAGGGTCGTATTTTGCTCAATAATGCCGCAGGAACAGCAGGTCAAGTTTTGACAAGTCAAGGGTCAGGAGCAAATCCGACATGGACAACTGTTAGCGGTGGCACACAGAATTTAGATGCTGTTTTGGGCGTTGGTAATACTGCAATAAATAAGCAGATAATATTAAACGGCACAAACAGTGTATTTGATAGTGCAGCAATTATGTTCTATAAAAACGGAGCGGAAAAAGGGAAACTACACTACGACAATCAGTTTGTAGAGCGTTTACGTTTATCATCAACTTCAATAATACAGATTGAATCTTCAGTGAGTGTAGGTTTGTATGGAACAAGTACAATTATTGGTAGTTTGTCAGGAACAGGCACAAGAATGGTTGTGGCTGATGCAAGCGGTGTTTTATCTACGCAAGCAATACCAAGCGGTGGTACATTAGCAGCTACACAAATAGCATTTGGAAGTGGAAGCAATACAGTAACAAGTAGTGCTGATTTTACTTATTCCAATGGTTCAGTCGTGATGACTAATAATTTAGCCTCAAATGTTAACATTATTCGGATAAATGGACAAGATGGATATGATAGGAACATATTCTTTGCTGAAGTTGGACTAACCAACAACGGTGGTTTTGTAGGATTTAGAGCAGGAGTAGATGGAGCTGCTGACCCAACAATGCTGACAATGCAGACTGTTAACGGTGGTACGGTTATGGGTGGAGTTGCTATACATAGACAAAATGGGCATGTTTATATCGGACAAAGCCCAAATTCAAAAGCATGGAACAGTGCAGAATTAAATTCTAACGAGCTTTTTGTAGATGGGTCTTTAAGAACAGAAACTTTAAAAATTGGAAATAGGACAGTTGGGACTACATTTCTTTTTGGCTATGAAGTATTATATTTAATATAATTAAAAAAAACAATTTAAACAAAGAA